AGCAGAATTTAATAAGCGTCATAAGAAAGCAAGAAAAGACGCTGAACCATCAGGCAAAAAGAAGAAGAAAAAGAAAAAACCAGTTAAAGATAAATATAGGAATTTTGGAATTTAATGAAGTTAAAAATTAAAAAATCAGAATATCAAGATATAGCTGATTGTATCAGAAGTGACCAAGTACCTGCTTCAGCAGTATTTGAGTACTTTTCTAATAAACTTTTTTATAAGTGGTACAAGAAGAAATATTTAAATGCCTAGATATACTTTTGAAAATAAAAAAAATGGTAAGGTGTGGGTAGACTATATGATGATTGCAGAAATGGAAGGTTACCTTAAAAAGAATAAACACATTGTACAAGTGCTACAACCAATAAATATAGTATCAGGTGTTCAAGGTGTGTCTTATAAAACAGACGGTGGTTGGAAGGACAACCTATCCAGAATAGCTGAAGCTCACCCAAACTCACCCCTAGCCGAAAAACACGGCAAAAGAACTATTAAAGAGGTGAAAACTAGAAGCGTGGTGAAGAAACATAAGTTAAGACAACAAGGGAAAAAATAATGGCAGACAAAGATATACCAGATTATATGCGAGGTTTTGACCTAGATAACGAGTGGGGATTTACTCCAGTATCTAGTAAACCTAAAGATGAACAACCTGGCATTGACCCAAAAGTAGTAGAAGGAACAAACATAGAACTATCTAAAGTTAAATCAGATGTTTCTACTATTAAATCTATGATGAACGAAATTATGCAGATAGTAAATGATAAAGAAACTGTAACAAAAGAAATTAGTGATGAAGATACCTTACAAAAGTTTAAAGATATTGAAAAGATTGTATTACCGTTTTTATATAATTTGTCAAAAAGTGATGAACCTTATATACATTGGCCGAATAGAGGTCCAATTATAAAAGGTCAAATAGAAAAAATATTAAAATTAACAAGAGGATAATAAATGCGTTTAACAGAAAATTTTTCTTTGAAGGAAATGACCGCTAGTCAGACGGCAGAAAGACACGGTATTAATAATAATCCTAGCGAAGACCATATTGACTCGTTAAAGAATTTGTGTGAGAAAGTACTACAACCGTTAAGAGACCATTATAAGAAAGTGGTAACTGTATCAAGTGGGTACCGTTCTCCAGAGTTATGTGTTAAAATTGGTTCTAGTCTTAAATCACAACACGCTAAAGGGCAGGCAGCGGACTTTGAAATATTTGGAATAGCAAATGCTGAATTGGCAAAATATATTATTGAAAATTTAGGTTTTGACCAACTTATATTAGAGTACCATAATACGGATGAACCTCACAGCGGCTGGATCCATTGTTCTTACAAGAATTCAGATGATAATAGAAAAGAAGTATTAAGGGCATATAGAAATGATGATGGCAAGACGTTATATGAGAAATATGACCCCAGCTGAGAGATTGCTCGTTGGTATAATAGTGATACTGTCAAAGATAAGAACAAAATCATTGATATGTACGCAATGAAAGGCATATAGCATTGACAAAGCATAGGAGATATGTTATATTATTAATATGAGTATAAAAAATAAGATTGAAGTATTAAAAGAAACAATTGCTTGGTTTAGAAAACAAATTGAACCACACGATTGTGGATGGATGTACACCACTATTGATGGCATAAAGCATAGAATAAGTGAATTAAGAAAAGAATTGAGGATGAAAAAGTGAAAGAGTTTAACTGGATTGATGTAGATAAAACAAAACTTCCAACAACTAAAGGCAAGCGTATAGATGGTTTTCGTTTCTATCAAATAGATGGTAAGAACTATCCATCCATTACAACTGTACTTGGTGTTCAGAAAAAAGAAGGACTAGAGAAGTGGCGTAAGGCAGTAGGTGAAGAAGCTGCTAATTGGGAAATGGGTAGAGCGGCACGTAGAGGTAAAGCAACTCATACACTTGTTGAACAATATCTTAAAGGTGAAACCCCAGCGATAAGGGATGTTTTACCATTAGGGTTGTTTAGATTAATGAAACCTTATTTAGACCAGATTGATAATGTTCAATTGTCTGAAGTAATAATGTATAGTCATAAACTAACTATTGCAGGACAGGTAGATTGTGTTGCTGACTATAATGGTAAATTATCTGTAATAGATTTCAAGACAGCGAACAAGGAACGTAAAGAAGATTGGATAGAAAATTATTATATTCAAACTTGTGCTTATGCAATTATGTATGAAGAGCTATTTGGCAAACGCATAGAACAATTAGTTATATTAATGGCAGGTGAAGACGGCACAATGCGATCCTTTATAAGAGATAAAAAAGATTTTGAACCCAAACTAGAAGAATCTATCAAGTATTTTTATAAATACTATGAGAAACTAAACAAAGATAAAATCAAGCAATAACATTAACAAGGTGGCTGGAAATTATCCACGAGAGGTCACTTATGTTAAACAAAATAATTGGAACGATAGTAGGAGCGATACTTATAACAATGAGTACGTTTGCTGTAGCGGAGCACGAAGGTGCAAATCCAATGCCAGATATTCCTAAAGATTATCAACCAGCACCAGATGTTGGTGCTCAATTATATTGGTTACAAATGCCTGTCATATGTGGAACTAGTGAAAATGTGATTGCGTATCTTGAAAGAAATCATTTTACATTGGTAAATGTTTCTGTTGGTAGAGATAGAGCAAAACCAGATGGAGAACCAGTTTTTATAGTACAATATTATGTTGACCCTACATACAAACAATCAGTTGTAGTTATGACAACAATGAGTGGACTAGAGTCTTGTATGTTATACAAGTCATTTGATTTAGAATTTGTTAAACCAAAAATAGGGTTAAACTTATAATGAATTTGACGTTGAAGGATAGATAATAATTAGTGAGGACGTGGGTGCGATTCCCACCACCTCCACCAATTTAGAACACATTAAAATGTGCTGTAAGGGGGTGAGCTAGAATCGACTACTAACTAAAACTATCTGGAGTTAAATCGCTGACAGCGTACTGTTAAATTTAAACGGCGAAGGAAACTTTGCTCTTGCTGCCTAGTTAATAGGTAGACGGCCTTGCCTGACAGGTGGCAACAGAAGTCAGGCGCTTTACATTTTAATATAAATATGTTATAGTAATGTAATGAACTCAAAAGAATTTTCACTGATTATAGAAGATGTTGTAAAAAAACATAAAGGTATGTCATACGTGGATGCTATAGTACTTTATTGTGAAGAGAATAATCTTGAAGTAGAATCAGCAGGACGATTAATTACTAAACCACTCAAAGAAAAAATCCAATTTCAATCACAAAAATTAAACTTATTAAAAGGTGGTAAACAAGGAGTATTACCATCTTAATATGTGGGATAAAATAATGTATAACTATATCTATCATTGGATAGAAAAAATAGCCAGTACAGTAAGTGTATGGGCGTGGCATAAAAGAGAAAGACTTTTGCGAAAAGGACAAAACAAAAAATGAAAATATCTTGTTCAAGTAGAGCAAAGGATTCTTGGGTACCTATTCAAGAACATTTGGATTTGCATATAAACACAGCAGAAAAATATTCCAATTTTAAATTTAGTTATGATGATATAGATTCTATTTATGGACAAGTAGGTGAATATATTCCTTTATATGGAGGTAGACCTGCAGTACGTCCAGAAATAAGTTGGAGAGATATTACTTGGATTTATGATAAGGGTATTGGTTTAAAATTAACTTTACAAAATAAATTTATAACTGACAAGGCTTATAAAGAAAGTAAACCAGTTTTAAAAAAGTATAATAAAAAAGGAAATTCTATTATTGTTGCAATTGATAAGTTTGCTGAATATATTAAAAATGATTTTCCTAATTATAATATAGAGGCAAGTTGCATACAAGATATTACTAATAATGAAAAACTAGAACAAAAAGTTTCATTAGGATTATATGATACTATTGTTTTACCTATTCATTGTAATGATGATATTAAATTTATAGAAAGTATTAAAAGAAAAGATTTGATTAGATTGTTTATGAATATAGAATGTTCTTATAATTGTCCTAGTAAAGTTTGTTACGGCATAACTTCTAAACTCAATACTGAAAAAACGTTTGAGGAGAATTCAAAAAGAAAATTTACGTGTAGTTTGGTTGATTTTGGTATGGAACGTACCTTTTATAAAGACGATATAACTTGGTGGAAATTTTATTTTGATTTACCAATGTATGAGAAAATGGGAATAACTAAATTTAAATTGGTTACACCTAAAGAAGGACAACAACGAACTGCTTTGATGTATAAGAAAAATAGGAGCTGGTTGATTAAAAAGAAAAAGTAATATGAGTAAGATAAAAGAATTGTTAGATGATATAAGAAAAGTTAGGAATGATTTAGTAGCACAAGCAAATCCACATTTTCAATCTT